ACGTCCCTCCGAATCTAGGATGAGGTGGTGGTCGTGATTGCGAAAGCCGAGTACGGCAGGAAGCGGACCTTGATCTGTGCCACGTCGCCGATCTTCTCGTCCAGCAGGTTGACGTCTCCGTCGATGATTGCCGTCAGAGAGTACTCGGGATTCCCGGGCCCGCGGGCCGTGTTCACCTTGCGGACGAGCACCGGGAAGCCGGTCGATGCGACGGTGACGAGCGCCTGCAGTGCCTGTGTGATCTGGCCACTCGAGGCGTCGTTCCAGAACGTGGCCTCCACGCTGGCATTTCCGAGGCCTGCGCGAAACCGCTTCGACGCGTCGCCCATCGCCGTCACGTCCCGCGTCTCCTGCCCGTCGTTCACGCGAACCTCGAGACAGTGGTCCGAGAAGTCCGTCCCGTTGATCGAAATCTGTGCGTTCGTGCTGACAATGATCGCCACTGGACTCCTCCTTCTAGGTTCCTGTCGTCACGGTCAAGAACGACGAGTACGGCAGAAAGCGGACCTTGAGCTGACTGACGTCGCCGATCTTCTCGTCGAGAATGTTGACATCCCCGTCGATGATGGCCGTGAGTTGGAACTCCGGATTGCTGCTCCCGCGCGCGGTGTTGACCTTGCGCACCAACACTTCGAATCCGGTGGACGTCACCCCGACGAGCGACCCGAGCGTCTGGCTGATGCCAGTGGTCGAGCTGACGTCACTCCAGAACGTGGCCTCGACGCTGGCGTTCCCGAGACCGGCGCGGAACCGCTTGCTTGTGTCGCCCATCGCGGAGACCTCGCGCGTCTCCTGCCCGTCGTTCACGCGAACCTCGAGGCAATGATCGGAGAAGTCCGTACCGCCCACCTTGATCATTGCGTTGGTGCTGACGATGATCGCCATGTTCTTCTCCTAGTTCCGCTCTCGCAGTGCTTCAAAGTTCACGCTGAAATGGTGCTGCGCGTTCGGGTCGCCGATCTCGCCTGGAGGCTGATAGAACGGCGGCTGTAACTCGCGCACCAGCAGATATCTCGTCCCGCTCAGGGTCGTCTCCGAAAGCTGGTCGAGCGCCTGACGAATCTCCTCGATGAGTTGACGGGTTTCGAGGTACTGACTGAGCTGCCCGATGACCGCGACCTGGAAGCGTGCGATCTCGGCTACCGGATCTCCCAGACTCGGCCCCATCGCACGCAGCGGAGCGCGGCCGGCGTACTCGACGACTGACACCTGAATGTCTGAGAGCGCCGTCTCGGGTACGGGCATCGCCCACAGGTTCGTCCCGACCGTGAGGCCCGACACCGCGCCCCCGAGGTACTCGGCGATTTCTTTCGTGAGCATCAGCTCAACCTAGTCCCGACGATGTCGTAGATCCGGTCACGGATGCGGCGCAGCATTCCGCTCTCAGCCTGAAGCAACGGAACCTCGAGGAACTTCCACTGTCCGACCTGCGCCCAGTGCTTGTACCGTCGCCCGCTCGGGCTCACGCCCCCCGTCTTGCCCGCTCGCGGATTCTCGTGGACCGCCGCAGCGTAGGGCCCCCGGTAGCCGAAGCTGATCGACACCTTCGAGCCTTCGACCTTGGCCGCCTCGTCCACGAATGCGTGATCGCGCCGCAAGCCGCCCTGATCCACCGGGGCGTACTGCGTGACGCTCACCCCCTCGATCGCGCGTGCCTCCTCGTGGAGTGCGACCGCGACGGCGCCGCGGACCTGGTCTGCGTAGGCCCGCAGGTTCCGCATCACCTCGTCGATTCCCGTGATCGTGACGGTAGCCATCAGATCAGCACCACCTGATGATGCAGGCCTAGGTCGTCGTAGACCGGCTGCGCCGCGATGATCGGGGGATTCGTGTGGATGCCAGCCGCCTGGACTTCCGTCGGGACCGTGATCCGGTCAGAGACGTTGATGACATGCCGCGTCCCGTCAACGTCGTCCACGTCGAGGATCAGTATCCCCTTCGATGCGATATCCTTGTGCTGCGGGTCTTTCGTGAGCAGCGCGGACGGCTCGAAGCGGGCAGCGAATGTCAGCGGGTCGTCGTAGGTGCGCACCGCATACCCTCGCCCGGACGTGCTCGCATCCATGGCGAGGAACGGCTCGACGGTGATCCGCAGCGGCATGAGCGCGATGAACTCCGCGGCGAGTGCCATCACGGGGTGTCCAACTCGTCCACGACTGACCCCTGAGTGGTGTTCAGCTTGCCGACGTAGGTGCTGTCGAGCTGATCCACGGTGAACGACGGCTCGACGAGGCTCGTGTCCTGCTGGTTCGCGGACTTCTCGGCGACGAGGATGCCGCCCGCGTGAGGCAGCGCCTGGTAGGCGGCTCGGGCCCGCAGGTTGACCGCCATCTCGTGGTACTGCTTCGCCCGATTGCTGTAGCTGATCCGCAGCGTGCCTACCGTGGTGTCCACGAGCGTCGCGTATTTCGCCGCCAGCCGGTCGCAGCAGATGGCGGCGGCCGAGCGCGGACCGCCGCCCTCTTCGAGCGAGAACTTGATCTCCTCGTCGGTCAGGAGCGGTGCCGTCGAGACGGTGTCGCCAAGGTAGAACCGTACCTTGTCGATCTCGCGCGGCATCGTGTCCTGATAGGTCCACGTCACCGAGTCACCTCGACGCCAGGTAGCTCAAGGTCAACGATCCGGCGGCGGTTGATGCGATCGTCGAGAAGCCCGTGATGCCATTCAGTTGCGGGAACTGCATGAGCACGGTCGGCGGGACCGTGAAGCCGGTGGTATTCCCGCTCGTCGTGGTGATGTCGAGCAGGAGCGAGTTCCCGGCCGTCAGGTTGTAGAGGTAGAGCGACGTCGCCCGGAACTGGTCGTTCCCGGTGCTGAACGCTACGCTAGCCCCACAAGTCGATACGGTGATGGTGCCGCAGAGAGCCATGCTCTCACCGTTACGAGTTCAGCGTGTGGAAGACTGGAAACACCGTCGCCGCGAAGGAGCCCGTGGTGTTCAGCGAGTAACTCAGCGTCACGTTCGAGGTCGAATCCATGTTGTACAGCCGGGACACGCGCACTCCTCCCGCGGTCACTCCGCCCGTGCTGCCCTCGGTCGTCCCGGTGTAGACAGCCCCGAGCAGCATCCCGACGTAGCTCGCGGAGTAGAAGGCGTTCGGAGAACTGCCAGAGCTCGACACCGCCCACAGCAGCTTGATGCCGGTCGAGTTGACGGGGAGGTTCGCGGCAAAGCCCTGCGGCCACGTGGTGAGCAGACCCAAGTTTAGGAGCCCGCTCGTCGCCGCGGTCGCGGTCGTGACCTTGACGTAAACGTTCTCCAGCACGTCGCTCGTGCTGAAGCTGAAGCCGGTCGTCGCGTCCACGGTGCTCGCGGCGGTCGTGATGCTGATCCCTCCGACCTCGGGGAATCCGGGCTTGTCAGCACCGAACTTGCCGGCTAGAGCCTTACCCTTCGTGAGCCTGTTCGACATGGAGCCTCCTGACTAGGTGCGCACGTAGCCGCGCGATGCGGCGGTCTTGTCGAGATGCAGCGGCGAGAGTTCATCCTCGAGCTTCGCCTTGGACTCGGCGCGCTCGTCCTCCTGCTGTGGCGTGAGCTGGCGCGGGGTGTGCCGGTCGCGTCCGTGGGTCGCGAGCGCCTCGTCCGTCACGAACTGCGCCCCGCACTTCCCGCAGGCGACGATCGTCGCCCGCTTGTTCGCGAGCGAGACGTACCCAAGCCGAACCAGCTTTTCGTCGTTGACGAGTCCTTCGAGTTCCAGGATCTGCCCGCGGTCGAGACGCTTCTCTGAGCCCGGACGACCGTACTCCATGCTCCGACGTGCAACGTAGAGCGTTGCGCCTACGGCCATGACCTGCCTCTTCTTTCTCTTCGGAGGCCGGCCCCGCCCAGGGAGCCGACCCCCGTATGGTTCGTCTCTTACGAGACGACGCTCGCGCAGTAGGCGCCGGCCTTGGTGACGATCGCCTTCTGCTGGTAGTACGAGTTGCCCTCGATGATGTCCACCTCGAGCTCCTCGTTCCGCATGCGCTTGATGTACTGGTTCGCCGCGGGGACGCGCTGCCAGACGACGGTGTAGCCGGCAGCGGGAGTCTCGAGCGACGGGCCCGAGGGGACGAACATCAGGAGCGCGTTCTTGCCCCAGATGCGCGTGTAGCTGACCGAGGACTCGGCGACGCCTTCCTTGGTGGTCGTCTGGATCGCCGAGCCGACGTAGACGTTGTCGCACTCGATCATGCCGGCGAACACTGCCGGAGCCACGGGCCCCTTGATCGGGGTCGTGTACTTCAGCATGTCGATCACGTCCGGGTGGTACTTGAGCTGGGTCCAGACCTGACGACCGATGACGAGCGTATTGGCGTCACGGCCGAGGCCGCCCTGCAGCGTGTCGCGCCAGCCCTGGATCTCGGTGAGCGGAGACGAGGACGAGTAGTTCGACCAGACGACGCTGATCGTGTTGTCACCCGCCGAGGCACCGCCCGTCCACACCGAAGCCGCGAACAGGTTGGACGCGAACGCCGCCTCCCGACTCAGGTAGAGCAGGTCGGTGACGAGGTTGGTTGCGAGCCGGTCCTGGTCGTAGACCGGGGCCGCCATGTCACGCACCTCGTCCGGAATCTCGTGCCGGACCGAGAAGCGGTCGCAGAAGTACTTCGTGGTGCTGTCCACCGAGAAGCCAGTCCCCTGCGACTTGGTGCCCGGCGCGCGCATCCGCGCCTCGTTACGGAAGAACGCGGACTGGTTGATGATCGGCAGGATGCCGCTCTGTTTCTGGACTGGCAGCAGCGGGAACAGGTTGTCCGCGATGTACTCGGCGTTGCGGTAGCCGATCGAGACGTTCGTCAGCAGGGCATCGACCCATACTTGACTCGGGGTAGGCTGAGGCATCTTGAATCTCCTTCTTTCTGGCCGGGCCTACGCGGTCGCGCCCGCCGTCTGGTAGCTGAACGGCCCGAACAGCAGGATCTCGATGAGCTGACCCGAGACGCCGGAACTGGCGCTCTGTGACGGCCCGAGCACCCAGCAGCCGGTGGTCGCTGTCATCGCGGTCCCCCAGGTGGTGCAGGCCATGAAGCTGCCCTGCGTGATGGAACCCGAGCTTGAGGCGACGAGCTTGCTCTTGCCGAGTAGCCGGACCTGAGCCACGTGCCCTGAGGTCGGCGTATTCTGCAAGATCCCGATTGCGCGGGTCACGACGCCGATGGCGCCGCTCGACGCGGTGCAGAGGTCCACGTAGCCGGCCGCGCTCGAGGACACGATCATGTACTGCTTCGTCGAGAGATCGGTGGCCGCGATGAAGCTCTCGTCGTAGATGAACGGGGATTCGGCTGCCATTGCTCAGTCCTCCTAATTCGCGTCGCCGCGGTTCGGCGAGCCCACGGTCACGCTGCGCGTGTACTCCACGTAGAGATCCGGCTGTTCAGAGAACAGTTCCTGCAGCGCCTGGTCGCGCGTCAGCTTCTTGTCGGTCGACTTGCTGATCCGCTCGGCGATCATGCGGTTGATCTTCGCCAGAGCGCCCTCGTCTCCCTCGCCGTCGCCCGAGTTGCCGACCTCGCGGAATAGCTTGCCCTTCTCGATCTGGGCGCTCGCCGCCTTCAGCAGCACGGTCAGCGTTTCGTAGTCCTCCTTGGCGAGCAGGTCCTTCGCCCGTTTCAGGAGTTTCCCGGTGTCCTCGGGCTTGCCCGGCAGTGCCGGCATCGCCTTCTTCACCTCGGCGATCTCGACGGCCTCGGCCTTCTCGTCGCGCAGTTTCTGGATCTCAGCCCCCTGTTCGACGAGCGTCTTGCGGATGGACTCGGGCAGCGCCTCGAGCCGGCGCTTCTCGATCGCCTCGGGGGTGTTCTCGTGCGCGTCGACTCGCTTCTGCAGCTCGTCGCGCTCCTTGGTGAGGGCATCGACCCTCACGCACGCCGCATCGAGGTCGGCCTTCAGCTTCTCGTCCGCCATCGCGTCCTCCTTCGGCCGACCACCGGCCGCCTTGTTCGTGTCGTCTGCATCGGGCTCCATCTCGGCCCCGCACTGCGGACAGACCTTGGTGCCCTTCTTCATGCTGGTATCGCACTTCTTGCAGCGCGCCATCTCGTCCACGTTGACCTCCGTGCTCGTCGGCTGCATCTTCGCGGCCTCGTCGCCGATGTTGAACTTGTGCTTGGCTGCTTCGAGCTTCGCCTTGGCCTTGGCTTTCACCTCGGCCGGCATCTCCGTCTGGTTGAAGCGAGCGAGCGCGTTCCTGACGTGGGCTGCGTCGTGTATCGGAAGCTTCCGCTGCTTGCGGCCCTCGGAGTCGGTCCAGACGGCTGCGAAGTCCGCGTCGGACATCTCGCCGCGGGACTCGCCGCCGAGTTCGGCCTTGCAGACGGCGCAGTCGCAGTCCGCTGACTTGAACAGGAGTACGTGCGCGCCCTCGCCAGATGCGGGATCGTAGTTGGCACCCTTGTCGACCAAGTCAATGCGCTTGACGCGGAGCTTACGAAGCATGGTAGCCATCAGGCCGTGACCTCTTCGCGCTGCGCCTGCCCTTCGATGCTGAACATGAGGCGCGAGCCGGCCTTGACCTTGGCGAACGTCTCGGGCGGAACCTCGAAGCCCACGAGCCACGCCTGCGGGACGAGTCCTTCCGGGATGCCGAGAGCCTTCTGAACCTCGGCGGTTAGGACGACGCTGGCGATGAGCTCTGAGGGGGCCGGGCCGGAGTGCATCTCGCCGCCCTGGCGATAGTCCTTGACGAACCGTGCGGCCGCGTCTTCGAGGTCCGCCGGATCGATGATGTCGCCCTGAAGGTCGATGACGGGGCGACCGTCTTTCGTCACGGCTACAGATGCGTAGCCGTAGACTCTGCGCTGCTCTTGCTGCTTTGCTACGACCTCGAACTGAAGAAGCGCCAGATGCGACCTCCGGTGGTTTGGATCACCGGGCCGCATTCCGCGGGTAGGGGTGAGCGACTGCACGTCCTACTACGTCTAGGGCCTCAGTTTAGCACGCACGTCAATGGGATTTAGGCTGAGTCGGTCACACTCATGTGGACCTTGAGGCTGATCGCGGTCGGCATTTTGACGAGCTGGATAGACATCGGCACGCCCCGCCGGTAGTCCACGAACACCGCCAGCCGGCCGTCGAGGCCACATTCGCCGTAGGACGAGTCCACCACGGCGAGACGCTGCAGCACGCCATCGTCGAACAGGAAGCGAGGAAAGGGATGGCAAGCGGGACAATCCCAAGCGCAGGGATTATTCGGTCCCAAGCCCTTTGCGATCTTCCGATGATATATGCCCTGCTCTGACATGCGTCTACCTCTTCTCGGCGCTCTGTAGACGGGCGATCTCTTGCTCTACGAATACTAGTTCCTGCCGAATTACTGAGATCTTCGAATTGAATCCGGCCTTCTGCTCGTCGGTAAAGTCGGAACTTCGTAGAGCTACCGTGTAACGCTTCAATTCGTATAACAGATCGGCTCGGTGATACCTCTGTCCCTGCAAACTAGCGAATGGAACCACGGGCCGGTTGATCTGCTCATGCGCAAAACCGCCTTCACTGCTGGTGAACTGCCCGCCCTCGGAACTGCCCGCCGGTACGTGGTGCGGGTTGTACTTCCGGATGCCTCGATCGCCCGGAAGGTTCGGCCGCGCGCGCTGGATGCGAGCCGACCCCTTCTCGACGAGCATCACCGTGCAGCGGCAGCGTGGGTGATACCCAGGCCCGATACCTCCGACCGTTCCGCTGTCACCGATGAAGATGCCGTCTGGCACGGCCGCCCTGGACCCGTCGAGGTCTGCGCAGAACTCGCACACGCGATGGTCCTGCGTCGCGAGCCATTCCTTCTCCCACTGCGTAGGATCGAGCAGCCGCTTGTCGATCGCCTGCCGCCAGGACTCCAGCCGCGCGTGCGTCATAGCCCGCGTCATCTCGGTCCGTGCGATCATCTCGGCCCTATCCCTCAGCAGCCGGTTGAAGTAGCGGAGCGCCCGCTTGTCGATCACGTCCGCGGGCACGCCATCTGCTTCAAGCCGGTGCCGCATGTTCAGGACCGCGCGAGCCTGTCGCCACGTGAGCCCGATGCCGCTCGCCTTGATCTGCCGGGCCAGCGCTCCGGACCCGATGTTGCGAGCGAAGCCGTCCGCGATGAGCCGCCGGATCGCGTCCTGCGACGAGTCGCCCCACTGCCGGATCAGGCTAGCGGAGTTCTGGCGTACCCAGTCGACCGCCTGTGGCGTCAGGATGTCGAAGGTGTAGCCCAGGGCGGTCGCCACGTCGTCTCCCTCGATCTCGTAGGCTTGGCGTAGCGCCTGTGGGACGGCCGAGCGTAGGAACGCCTCGCCGAGTTCGACACGGATAGCCTCGACGGCGGCCTCGACGTCGCCGCGGTCGACTGCATCGCGGATGTCTGCGAGGCGTGTGGCGCCCCGGATCTTGTCGAGAGCGGTGAGCAGGGCAGTGCGGATGCGGCGCTCGAGCGTGCTCAGAGGTGGTAGCTTCGGGGCCG